TTAACTTGCCTAGACTCTTATCAGTGGGATCCAAACCCTAATCTTGTAAGAGAAAAGCCTAAGCATAACATGGCTTCGCATATGGCAGATGCAATTCGGTACGCGTTGTATTCATTTATAACTGCAACCGTATCCTTCTAGCGATACCTAATGAAAAATAGTTATTGACAACGTAACCTAAAGTAGATATAATTCTTGCAATGAAAAATCAAGAAGCGGAACCAAAATGCCTAAGTTAAAACGTGACGTAGTAAAGTATGTAAGAGACAAGGCAAAGTCTAAGTATGATAAAGGTTCGGCTTGTGAGATTTGTGACGAGACAGAGCAGTTAGATTTTCACCACTTCTACAGCTTAACTCCGTTGCTAAATCAATGGCTTACTAAAAATAAACACAATCCAGAGTATATACAGGCTTTGAGAGAAGACTTTATAGAAGAGCACAAGGCTGAGCTGTACGAACATACTGTTACGATATGTCATACTCATCATCTGCTTTTACACTCAATTTATGGTAAAGATCCTGCGCTAGGTACTGCAAAGAAACAAATGCGCTGGGTCGAGATTCAAAGAGAAAAACATGGCTTGGTATAGTAACCTATTTGGTATAACAGAGGAAAAGAGAAATCCTGCTCAAATGCTTGATGCTAATAAGCAGGAAGCTTCCCGAGAGCATACGCTTAGTTTTACCCGCGCTTACGAAGAACTAGAAATAGTTAATCGAGGTGTGAACATGATCGTAGACGACTGTGCGGAGATTCCTACTACAGTTAAGCCTAGATCAAACACAAAAGGTGTAGTTACTGGCATTAAGCGAAGCAAAGTAGAGACACTTCTAAACAGAGAGCCAAACCCTTATCAAGACATTAATACTTTCCGTAGAAACCTAATTACAGACTACCTCATTGACGGAAACATTTTCATTTACTACGACGGCGCTCACATGTACCACCTTCCAGCAGACAAGGTTATAGTGCATGCAGACTCAGAGACTTATGTTTCTCACTACACACTAAATGACGTTACCTTTAGTACCGAAGAGATTATACATGTCAAAGAGAACTCCTTTCATTCTATCTATCGTGGTGTGCCTAGGCTAAGTCCTGCAGCACGAACTATGAACCTTATTTCTTCTATGCGCAAGTTTCAGGATAACTTCTTTAAAAACGGAGCAGTTCCTGGCTTAGTACTTAAGTCACCAAATACTCTTTCCGATAAGATCAAAGAACGTATGATCCTAGCATGGCAACAACGATATAGCCCAGATGCTGGCGGAAGAAGACCTCTTATCTTAGATGGAGGTATTGAAGTAGATGCTATTTCAAACGTAAGTTTTAAAGATCTGGACTTTCAAAGTGCAATTCTAGAGAACGAAAAGATTATTTTAAAGGCGCTTGGAATACCTCCAATTCTTTTGGATTCTGGTAATAACGCTAACATTCGTCCAAATTTACGACTTTACTATTTGGAGACTATACTTCCTATAGTTCGAAAAATTAATTTTGCAATGACTCGATTCTATGGTTTCGAGTGTGTTGAGAACATTACAGACATACCGGCTTTACAGCCGGAGCTTAGAGACACTTCCGCCTATTATACTTCACTAGTAAATGGGGGCATTATATCTCCTGCAGAAGCTAGAGAAAGAATGGGCTTCCCAGAAATAGAGGGTACTAGTGATATTAGAGTTCCAGCAAATATAGCAGGTTCCGCAGTTGACCCCAGTGAGGGCGGCAGACCTACAGAGGAAGATTCAAATGACGAATAAAGTAAAAAGTAATAAAGCTCTCAAGAGTTTAACAACCTTTTTCACTCAAGAAGGTAAAGTTCTATCAGAAAACGAGTATAACTTACTAGGCTCAAAACAGCCCATTCTAGGTTCTACTCTCAATAATATTTTCGGAGGTTATAGAGGCGCTATTAGCGCACTGAAGTCAAGCCCACGGTTTGGCCTTATTGTTAAAAGTCTAGATACTCCCGAAGTAAAATCTACAGCAAAAGTTGTAGAAACTAAAGCACCTGTTGAGCCTATACCTGCTAAAAAGCCTGTAGCCGCTAAACCTGCTAAAGTTGAAGTGGAGAAGAAAAATGGATAAGATTTTTAGTCTTACATCCACGTTCAAGTCTGAGCAGGCCGATGATGGCTCTGTAATGATTCGTGGTATGGCAAGTACTGCAGACTTTGATCGCGCAGGCGATACAATATCGGCAGAGGCTTGGCAAAAGGGCGGTTTGAAGAACTTTGAGAAGAACCCAATTATTTTGTTTAATCACGACTATTCTAGACCTATTGGTCGTGCTACTGGGATGAAAGCTGGTCCCAATGGCTTAGAGCTAGAATGTAAAATCAGTAAGTCTGCCCCTGGCAACGTTGCTGAACTTGTTAAAGACGGTGTTCTTGGAGCCTTTTCCGTAGGTTTTCGAGTCAAGGATGCTGATTACATAAAGGAAACCGACGGATTAATGATTAAGGACGCTGAGTTATTTGAGGTATCGGTTGTTTCCGTTCCCTGCAATCAGTCAGCTACTTTTTCGCTCGCGAAATCTTTTGACTCAGAAGATGAGTACGAAGAATTCAAAAAAACTTTCACTAATCGTGTAGATCTAGCGGGTCAGTCTCTGGCTAAGGACGAAGCTAATGCTTCTAATGTAGCTAGTGATAACACACCGAAAAGCGCGGAACTAGATTCCGTAGATCAGGAGATCAAAATGGACAATCAAAACATCGACTTGGAAGCTTTTGCAAAGAAGGTAGCTGAAGATACAGCCGCTAAAATCGCAATGAAGCAAGCCGAGCAAAAAGCAGCTGACAAATTAAAAGCTGACCAAGAAGCTGCAGTTATCGCAGCACAAGACGTAACAATTAAGACTGGTATTCAGTCTGGCGTTGAAAAATTGCTACAAGACATGGAAGAGAAAATGTCTGCTAAAGATGCAGATATTGCTGAAATTCTTAAGCAGCATGAATCAGATCTTTCAGAGAAATCTGAAGAGTTGAAAGCTATGCAAAACAGCAAGAAGTCTTTCTCAGACCGTGGCACTAATGATCTTACTAAGTTTGGTAAAGATTTTCTTATGGCTGACGTTCTTGGTAAGATCACCAAGAAAGGCATGGAAGGAACTCAGTTCGGTCAAGCCCTATTTCAGAAAGTAGGCGTTCAGTTTGATACTAATGCAGGATCAATTGATACTATCGTTGCTACTACTTTTGAAGAAGAAGTACGACTACAGCAGAAAGTTGCTGGTTTGTTCCGTGAAATGCAGGTCAATTCTGGTGCAACTGTTCTTCCTTTGATGGATGATACTAACGTTGCTACATTCTCTGCTGGTGGTATCGGTAACGGTATCTTAGAAAACCGCACTCAAGTAGCTGCAAACGAGTTTGAACTTCGTGAAGTTACTGCTCTTGCTAAGCGTTTGATCTCTGGTACTTACATCGGTAACGATGCTGATGAGCAAGTAGTAGTTACAATCCTTCCAATGATCCTATCCGCTCTAGCCCGTGCTCACGCTCGTGCAATTGACGGTGCATTTACTATCGGTAACGCTAGTATTGTTGGTCTTTGTGGCGGCGCTGGTACTGACGGTTCAGGCTCTTTCCTAGCTGCTGATTCTACTAGTGTAACTGACGTTGCTGTTAACGGTTCCGTACCTCTTACAGCTGCTATGTTGATGTCTGCTCGTGGTGAGATGGGCAAGTATGGTATTAATCCTGCTGACGTTGCATACATCGTTAGTGTTGGTGAGTACTACAACTTGATCAATGACGCTGGTTTCTCTGATGTTAGTGAAGTTGGTTCTGATCTTGCTGCTAAAGTACAAGGTTCTATGGGATCAGTCTACGGCTCTCCTGTTGTAATCTGTGATCAGTTCTCTATTGCTGCTAACAAGACGGCTGCTATTGCAGTTAACGTACATAACTATGTTGTACCGCGTCTTACTGGTGTTTCTATCGAAACTGATTATGAAACAGCTAATCAGCGCACTGCTATTGTTGCATCACAGTCTCTCGGCTTTACTGAATTGTTTGCCGGCGCTGCTGGTGACGCTCCTTCAGTTCGTATCGAATACGCTGCATCTTAACTGTAGAAGAGTAATAAAACTTGGGGGTTCGCCCCCTCAAGTTTTTACTAATAGGCTTACAATTTATGGCAAATTTAATAACTTTAGACGAATATAAGACTTCCGAGAAGATCGAAAGTACTAAGGAAGACGCTCGTCTTAATCTTTTAATCGCGTCCGTGAGTCAATTAGTAAAAACTTACTGTAACAACACTATACTAGACCACTACTCCTCTAATAAAACAGAGCTGTTTAGCATAGACTATTCTTTAACTTCTGTACAACTATCCGAAAGCCCTGTTAACGCCATTGTATCTGTAAAAGAACGTAGTAGTATAGGAGTGGCTTACACTACTTTAGCTGCTAATACAGACTACTACTTAGATAGTGTAACAGATAGCATATTTAGGTCTAACGGCGCTACGGGGTATAAAAGCTTTCCAAGAGGCCCAGGTGCTGTAGAAGTAGTATACACTGCAGGATGGAGCACTTGTCCTGAAGACTTAAAACTTGCTGTGATAGACCTAATAAGGTACTACTTTAAAGATGAGCATAAAGCTCGTCAAACTATGTCAGGCTCTAGCTTACAGAATAACTCCTCCTCTAGTCAACGCGATAATGTAGGGTTCCCAGACCACATAAAACGAGTTCTAGATTTGTACAAGAGTTACTAGTGAGTAAGCAAAGTCTCATAAACTTTCTTACTAAACTGGATAACGATTTAACGTCTTCTTCACAAGACTACAGAACGAAGACAGGTAATAAGCTTACCACTGTAATACAAATAAAAGCCAGCACTATAACCCGTGCAATAGAAAGAGCGGTTACAGAGGCAACAAATGTAGAAGGCAATGGAAAGATCTTAGTAAAAGAGTTAGGAAGCAACTATACTGCAATACTCAATAAGCTTATGTCGACACTAAGAACAAATTATAAAACTCTACAGGCAAAAAGTCCCGAATCTATTAAGTTTAAAAAGGGTAGCAGATCTGGAGATGAGATAAAAGTAATACTGATTAAAGTGGAAGGGTCAAAGCGAGATAACTTTACAACAGCTAAAAACTACTATACAGACGCTTTACAGGACTTTTATGACGACTTTGCTACACTCCTCGGAACGTATTTAACTCGTGTAAGTACTTCTAATAAATCAAGAAAAATTAGTCAAACCGAAGCGGGACAGGTCTTTAACTTAGAACATATTAAAGGTAGAAGTAATATACAAGGGTTTATTAACGATAAAATACATGAAGCTATCCAGTCTTACGATGGAAAAGCAAAGGACTTAACAGATGATGTAAAAAGCCTTGGTTTAAAAACTTATCTTAATATAGAAAAGAGTGCAAAAACAGGCGAAGTCAAAGTATTTATAGGAAGCCAGAGCCGCAACGTTCAGGAGTCTTCTTCAGAACAAGCGATAAAAAAGAATTTAAGAAAGGCTTTGAAAAAAGCTTTAAAGAAGTTAAAAAGCCCGCTCTTTGAGGTTAAAGGTTCAGATAGCTTAAAAGATGCAAAAAGGAAAAAAGTATTAGAAAAAACTTTAAAACCTTTTAAGACATTAAAAAATGTTAAAGTCAAAGCTTCTAGTACAAAAATTAAAGAAAGTAAAGCACCTGTAAGACTAGACGTAAGTGGAAAAACAGTGCTGGGCAAAGTTGCAAAAACAAAGTTAAGAAAGAAGCGAGTAAGGCAAAAACATCTGGCTTCTCCCGCTTCTACTATGTTACAATATATTGCAATGATAAATAAACAGCTACCTGAGACGGTTAGAAAGAACATGCAATCTCCTGAACTTGTAAATAGAACAGGCAGGTTTGCAGAAAGTGTAAGAGTAACAGACGTTATAAAA